GATAAACCAAGTCTTATCGCCATCTCTAAATTCAGTTAAAGGATTGCCAGAAACCCATAAATACATTGGTCTGTTTGGCTTAATTAAATCAAAATCTTGTTTATTATTTACCCTCGGCACATTATCATAATGCCAATTTGGGATACATGGAAATTGCGAGGGCATTAACATATGCACCTTAATATCCCAAATAAAATCACTAGGATTTTCTGGAAAAGTATTTAATAAATCTTCTAAATCAGGCATATATTTAATCACATCTTCATAATGTGCTTGATGTAATCCACAATGCTGTTTACTCCAATCTATCTTGCTCATTTCTATTCTCCTATTCTTTAAAAGTTACTTTCTTTTTAGCCTTTTCAACCTTCTTTGGCTCTGGTTCTGGCGAAGGAGTTCTTTCGTCTTCTTCAATTATAGATTCAACACTAGGTTCTTTTAGTATTGTCCCCCTTTGCTCTTTGGTTTTAATAAAGATACTGTTGAATTTTCCTGTTTTTTTCATAAGTTTAACATTTTAATTTTAAAGCCTTTGTTTGTGTTTATTTTTGACGATAAATAACGTTGTGATATTTTTATTATTTCTGCTCATAAGGGTTAATTTCCAAAATAGGAACAACAGGAGGATTATAAAAATAACCTTCCTTAACAAAAAACTGCTTTAAGTTAACATAGCACCAAGCTACAGCGACCAAAAGAAGTGGTAAAAAATACCAATGTTTCCAAAGTTTTTTCATTTTATTCTTTTGTAAAAGTTATAGAATCAAGATTAAAAACTCTTATTACAGAATTATCGTCTTTGATAATATCGCAATAATGTCTATCTCCATCACCTTGCGCTGCGTGATATTCTATTTTAACAACTCCATGTTGACCAACTTCGCAATAAGAGTAATCTTCACCAAAACCTTGATTAGGACTTCCTGTCCAAAAAAAATTGTGTGTTATTTTTTTTACTTTCATCTCTTTCATAATTATTAAATTTGGCGCGAGGTTACAAATTTAACTGCTATCAACCCAGATTTTCTTGAACCTAACCCGTAACTTTCTGAGTTGACCCCCGCCGATGAATTAATAAGTTTCGCTGCTGACCGAGAAAGCCCAGCCAGCAGCCCAGTCTTCACTGGTTCGCCTACACCCGCTACGCAGTTCTTGGCTGTACCGATTTAACCACAACCAACTACCCATTCTTTAACCAATAAAATACATTTGCTATTTATTCAGCATAGCTGCTGGCTGGTTGTGGTATTCTTTTAGTTTAAAGTAAAAAATAAGATACTCAAAACTTTTATTAAATATTTTTTAATCTTTTATTTTCTGTATTACTTTGAGGCAATATAATCTTTTCTATGTACAAAACACGCTTTTGACATTGCATAATTTGATGAAGGAAAAACTTGCTCACCAGTATTTTTACAAAGGTTCTTAACTCCTCTTTCTAAAAAAGCACACTCATTGCAATTAGCATCAATTTTCTGACATTCATAAGATTCTCTTTTAAATCCCTCTTCTTTACAATCTTTATGACTTAAATAAATTGCTTTTCCTGCTGTCCAATATCCATGAGTTATTACTGCTTGATCTCTTTCTACTTCATTTCTGCAATATCTGCATTTTGTAGTAAATAAATAATGATAACTATTCCACTCATATCCGCTTAGATTGTTTAATATTTGTTCTCCAGCCCTGTATCCTCTTAATCTTAGATTTAATTTAAACCATCTCTTTTTAGCATATTGCTCGCTTTGCTGATAAAGTTTTTTTATAAATTTGCTTTCATAAGTTCTACCAAAACAAAAATCAAAATAAACTTCTTTATCGAAGTTTTTTTTATCAATATATTTTTTCATTATATCATTTTATTCTAAGATATTAAGCGGTGAAGGTTTCAATCTTTACCTTGATGTATTCCTCACCTTTTGCTACTAATATCTTTTTTACTCTTCCTTCTATAATATCCCTATCGTCAAAATCATACTTCTTACAAAGCACATCTTGAAGAACTTTAACACAATTATCATAATCTGCTAACTTACTACTCAAGCCAAATTCAAAATAAATTGAATAAGGTTTTGGAGGAAGTTCTTTTTTAGGAAGAGTTAAAAGTAACTTTTGCTCGTAAAATTTATACTTAGGAGTCTTAAATCTTTTTCCTTGCCAAGCTTCGTTTACTGACAATGGTTTTATTTTTTTAAAAATTTCCATTATCTGGCATAAAAAATTGTTTTCCGTTTCTAAAGATAATATTTACAAAATCTTCTTTAATATATCCAGCTTGTGTTGACCATGTTTCTCCTGTATAAAAGCAAAAATCACCCCTAAAAGTAATACCAAGATCATCAATTTGTGGCTCAAATAACTTGCTAAATTCAAGAGATATAAAAGGAAACCTCACTCCACTACTATTATAAACATTCCTGATCTCGTCCTCATCACTATATCTCTCGTAAATTACATCAGACTTATCATTACAATAACTACAAAATTCCACTCCAAAATTCTTATTCATGTATAAAGCTTCTATAAGGCAGTTATAATAATATCTTTTCATTTTACACCTCAATCATTTAAAAAGGGATATCATCATTTAAAACAAAATCTTCTTGAGGAGTTGATTGCGCAAAAGCTTCATCAACTTTTTGATATCCAGCATCTTCAGTTTTTTTAGAAAGAAGTTGCAAATCGCTTCCATACCCACTAAGGACAATCTTAGTTACATACTTTTCAATTCCGTTTTTATCGGTGTACTTTTCAGTCTTAAGCGAGCCTTCAACATAAAGCTTACTTCCCTTGTCAACATAAGATTCAACAATTCCAGCAAGTCCGCCAAAAACAGATATATTATGCCATTCTGTTTTCTCCTTTTTCTCTCCCGAATTTTTATCTTTCCAACTATCAGAAGTTGCCAAAGAAAAGCTGGCAATCTTTTTGCCGTCTTGTGTTGTTCTGATTTCTGGTTTTTTTCCGACCATTCCTAATAAAATTACACGATTTACACTCATTATTTTACTCCTTATTTTTAATTGAATTAGTTATAGCTTGATTTAAAATCTCTTCTTTTCTAGCAAGTGCCTCAAAGGCTTCAGCTATTCTTTTCTCTTCTTCTTTTACCTTTTTCTTTAAAGCTTCCTTTTCTTTTTCAAGTTTTTCAAGAGCATCTTTGGGAAAATTCTTTCTAATAGAGTCAATAATAAATTCACATTTATCTTTTGTGTCTACTCCTTTTATATGATAATACAAAGAAGAAAATTCTGGAGTATTTTTATTGTACAACTCTCCTTTGATGTCCAAAATCTCTTTAAGAATATTGTCTAAACCATTATTTAGTCGGATCGCTTCTCTAAATTTATCCTCTAATTCTTTTATTGTCGACTTCTCAAAATCTATTATTTGCATTTTACTCCTTATAATAATTAATTAACTCCACCTTTTCCCTTTCTTCAAGGTAACAGTTATGAATCCCTTTTTCAATTGCATAATTTAGAATGGACTCAATAATATTCTTCATCTCTTCCTTGGTTGTGTCTGATTTACCATTAATTGACCTAACAATTTTTATTCCTTCAATAACCTTTACATGACCCGCCTTCTCAAGCATTAAATCTTTTATTTCATCACTAAAGAAAAAATGACCTCTTTCTTCCAAAGTGTCTCTGATGCAATCAATTAAACGCCAAAATCCTCTTAGCTGCTTAGGACTTCTTTTTTCTTGAATATCTTGCACAACAACCTCAAAATCTTTTCCTGATTGGAATAATAACAAAGCTTTCTGCTTAGCATTATTTATCTTAAGGCTAAACTCGTCTTGCTTCTCTCCTTTGTAGAAATAGAATTTATTTTGCATTTTCCAATATATCTAACACAATAAAAACACCAATAACTGAGACGCTTAACATAAAGAATGCAAACATATTCTTATAGATGTCACCGCTCGTTTTGAAGATTTCAGTAATCGAATAGATCATAAATACTAAATTAGCAACTAACAAAAAACCCATACTACTTACCCTCCTTTAGTTATTAATTCAATTTTTTCAAAAACTCATTTCTAATCAAAACAGCCTTTAAAACTGCTTGTTCTAACTTTTTAATAAATTCCTCATCTCTAAAAACCCTTATTATAATTAATCTTTTACTCTCATCTTTGATTTGATTATTATAAGCCACAAAATCGCACCATTTTCTTTCGCTAATCCATAGTTGACCTTGAACTTGGCATTTATAATCAGCGGGCATTTCTGGCTTCTCTTGCATTAATAAGTTAGAATGCGCTTCTGCTTCTAAGCATTTAATCTCAATCAAACCATCATCTCCCACGAGACCGTCTGGTGAACAACCAAAATTCCCACAATCACTTTTTATAAAAGTTATCTGCTCGACCTCTTCCAATTTTTCTTCACAATAAGCTTGTCTTGCTTCTGCTTCAAGCTCGTTTCCCAAAATCATTGCATCACTCTTAAATTCTTTTGCTGTTAAGGCTTTATAAGTTAATTCTAAGGCTAATTGTTTTGCGTATTTATCTAAAGAAGCTGATTCTTTTGCAGTTGCTGGAGTTAAAACTTTACTAAAGTTAGAAGCTGTTGCAACGCCTTTTCTTAAATCTAACCACTCTTGCGTTCCTTGGTCTATTCCATTAATTATTTGCATCAACCACCTCCACTTTTAAATCTGGTGATAAATTCAACTTGTTGATAATTATTTGAAATTTGTCTGAAGGTAAATCAATAATAGAATTTAATTTTAAGGCTGCACAAATTGTTTTAATGTCTTTACCTTTCTTTTTTGCAAGCTCTTGAATTTCAAGACCTTGTTCTTGAGTAATTTTCTCTTGCGCCTCTTGCTCTATAACAACATCGTTTTTGCTTAAATCATATTCTTGATTGTCAAATTCAGCAATATTGGCAATATCTTGAAGACCGCTAAAATGAACTTTACAAGCTCTTTTAATGATTGCCGCTTTGGCTTTTTCTTCAAACCAACTATCCCAAATTGTTTGAGTTTTAGCTTTTCCTTTTATTTTGTTAACTTCCAATAAAGAAACTGTTTCACAAAACGATACGAGGCGATTATTGATTGTGTAGGAAATATAACAGAATCCGCCGACAATATCAGTTTTATTGCCAAAAGGATTATTTCTAACCAAAGTATAACTCGTCAGATCTCCTTCTTTAATAACCTTAAACTCATCATCTTTATAAACCATTTGCACATCAATATTAGCATCTTGGATAACTCGTTTGATTGAATAGATAAATCCACGATAACCAATCCATAAAGAAGCCTCACTAATCCAATTTGGCTCTTGGTCAGTTCCTATGTTTTTGCTGTGTTTAACTAGATGGCAATGCTGTCTCGAATCTATCTCTAAATTTAAATCACAAGCTGTTTTAACTGCTCTTACAATGCTTTCTGGTGTGCAAGTTGTTAAATCTTTTGCCTTATCTCCTTGAGTCTTCTTGATCTCATTTAAAACGCTCAGAATGTACTTATCTTTTTTAGAACCCAAACATTCTCTAAGTATCGGCGAATTTAACAAACTTTTTTCCAAAACTACTAGTCCACTCATAATTTTTATTATTAATTTTTATTCATAAGCAATTAAATCAAGCTCTTCCATTCTTACCTTTCATAAACTTTTCCAAAGCAATTCTAATAAACATACTTAAAGACAAGTTATTATCTTTAGCTTGTTGTTTAGCTTTTGCGTGTAAATCTTCTGGTAATTTAATTGTATATCTTTTAAGCATAAAATAATCTTCTAAGTTACCAGCCGTTTCCGTCTCCGTATCCGTATCCGTATCCGTTTCCATCTCCGTTTCCGTCTCTGTCTCCGTATCCATATCCGTTTCCGTTTCCGTTTCCGATTAACGCAGAATGATTAACTTCTTTATTAAACTGATCTGACATATTAAGCCCATTTAGATTGTTCGCAATTCATCACCAGAACTACATTACAAGTTTCGACCGTAATATCTGGACATTTATCAAGTTTAGTTTCTGGAAACTTACCATTCATAGCTAATTCCCCTAAGCCGTTTTCAGTTCCCCAATTTCTAATCACTGAAGCATTTTGAATAATAGTTTTTGAAGCTTCTTCTTGAACATTACCAACTACAATCCAACCTCTATTTAATACAACAATTTGAACAGGAGAAGGTTCATATTTTTCTAACTTCTTTATTTCCGATTCTTTGATATAAACTTCGCCGTTTAGTTCTATTTTATTTGTCATAGTTTTTTAGTTATTAATTAATATTGAAGATTGTTAGTGTACATATTTTATACATACAAAATGCATAGTCAACGATTATCAAAAATACTTTTACAATTTATTTTTTTTGCCTTACTTTGAGACAAATCGCAATTGAGAAACAAGATGTTTCTAAACTCCCCGCCTTTTATGACTGTGTTCTTTATCACAGACATTTTCCTTTTACCTTTAAATTTTCCTTCAACTATTTCTAATTTATTTCGCCAGTTTACTACTGCGTTTTCAATCTCAATTTCCCGCAAGAATGGAAAGCAGCCTTCTAAGTCTCTTTGGGTGATGTTTAAGTCGCTATTTATTTGCATATAAATTTATAATTCTTCTTTCTCTGGAAGGTTTGGAATTGGCATCCAGTGTGTTGGATTTATAACGGAGCACTCATAATAGTAGTAATGTACAGCAGTCCAAATTTCCTTATCTTCATAATTTGTCCATACTGTATCCACTATCATTGGAATATTTCTCGAACCTGCCGACTCGAATTCACCTCCAATAACCATTATTGCAGTTCCGTCTCTTGGTGCTGTTTCAATTTGTTGCCATTTATTTTCAAGTGTTTTCATATCCTAATATTTGTTGAACTTTTTTAACTAAACTCTTCTGATCGCCAAAGCGTTCCTCCCAAGTTTTAACGCCTGCATGAACAGCCTCACCCCTATTGCCTAAACGATGATGAAACGGACAAAGTGGCAATGTATCATAATGACTCGCTCTCCCTCCAAATCCTCTTGCTGTTGTAATATGATGAATTTCAGCTGGCATCTGACAAATCAAACAGCTAAGATCGGCTACGCGTGATAGATATTCTTTTTCTGCTTTAGTTGCGGGTTTTTTCATTTAAGAATTTATTTATGCGTTGTTCAATTTGAAAAAATATTGGGTTAATCTCTTCTTGATATTGCTGAATGAATTCTTCTAATGTGCAAAAAAGATATCTATTACCATCTTCTTTTATTAGTTGCCAATCGTAACCTTTTTGTCTTAAAGATTTAGTAGCCTCTCCAAATTTACCATAAATTATTTCTCCTGTTTTCCTGCTTGTAAATTTTTTCATTTCCTTTTCTCCAATTTTTTTATTCTTGCATTATGCTTATTAAGCAAGAATAAGATTTTTCTTTGTTGATTTATTATTGTTTGTAAGAGCTTAATCATGCAATATTTCATTAAACTTTCTTTGGAATTCCTCGCTTTGAGCTTCAAGAGTATTAAAGCCGTTTTCATCTAAAGCTAAAAAATCCCACCTAGACATTCTCCAAGTTTCATTTATTCCAACATCTTCTATTTCTTGATACAGATAGCCTGTTGTATATACACAAAATTGATCTAAGCAATTATTCCTTAAAGTTAATAATATTTTCTCTAAAGTAAAAATCTCCCTAGTCTTTAAAGGAATCCCCAAATCTTTTAAAGCATCTAAGATAAGGTTTTTATTTTCTTCCTGTATTTCTCTTAATGTTTTTATATTCCCTCTTTTAAATTATTTTCTTGCAACATTTGTTTTAAGTCTACTATTTGCTCCTGAAGAACTTCGATGTTTTTTTCTAACTCCTCTTTTTCTTCCTCAAGTCTTAAATTTTCATTTCTTAAAGCGCTATTTATATCTCTGACTTTCTCCAATTCATCTTCAATCTCTGCATAAAGATGTTCTGCCAGAGTATCTTCAGTAATTTTTAAAACTCTATTAATATAAGGGCAAGAATCATAGATCGCTCCTTTACTATTTCTGATCGACATTTCTCTAAATTCCCTCTTTTAAATTATTAAGCATTCTAATCAAAGTTTCCCTCTTAATCCCATCTTGCTTTTGAACAACAGGAGATTTCAAGAGAAGTTCAATTCTATTCTTTAAGATTTGAGCTTTGTTTTTTCTGAAAAAAAAGAACATGGCTAATCAATTGCTATTTCTTTTACAATTCTCGGTTGTTGGATTCTTTGGATGAAATCTTCAGCTTCTTCAATCCTCCAAAAACTAACTGGAGATGAAAAAATATTAGCGCTATAACATTCCTTTGTTCTAACTTTAATCCAAAGAAAAACAAACTTTTTTTCAATAAGAAAAACTGGTCTTTCTTCTAATTCTCTTCTAATAATTCTATATTTTTTCATAGCTTTAAATTAAAAATATTATTCTCCTTTTTTCCCTGACAATCCAAGTATTTGTCTTTTTTCTTCATCGGACAAAAATTTAGCGCTGTTTAAATCATTTAAATTATTGAAATGAATATTTCTGTAAGGGTTTTGTTCTTTGAATTTCTTTTTCATTTCTTCATAAACCGAAGACTCTTCAAAACCTATGGTCGGAGTTCTAAATTTTACTATAATGCAATTATTTCCTCGTCCAATATCTTCGCAATTAAATATATATTGTTCAGATAATCTATGTTTATATCCATCTAATTCTCTATTTATGCCTACTATTTGCCCTTCTAACTCCTTCTTCTTCTCGATCAAAGATTTTATACTTACTTTATCGTCGTCAGAAATATTTGTTCTCTCTAATTCAACATAAAATGTTTCCTTAAGTTTTTTTAGAATTTCAATGCTTTCTTCATTCATATAGTCTTTAGTTTAAATTAAAAAAATTCTTTGTAACAACTCACTCCTTGACTCCTCACGAGCTTCGGAATTCTCTTTTGCTTCTCTTCTCCATTGCTTTACTTCCTCTTCAATGTAATCTTCAATTTTTCTAATTCCATTTTTACAAAGCTCTTTTCCACTTTCTGAAAAAATTGCTTCGATTTGAGGCAAATCTTGATCATCGTTTATGCCATAGTAAGAAATCATGCGATTTATTACCCTTTTCTTTCCTGCGGATTCAAAAGCTCCTTTGTTTGTTTGAATTATCCAGATCATTTGCTAATAAAATTATTTACCCAAGAATTAAAATCAAAAGATGATTTACTTCTGATAACTTCTTGCATTTTTTTAAAATCTCCTGCTTGTATCATAAAGTCATAAACTTGACTTGCTGACCATTGCCCGCAATCTTCAAAATATTGTAAGAATATGTCTTTATTGTTCTGAAAAAACTTACTCATTTATTCCTCCTTATATTTCATTAAATTTAAAAATTCTTTGTTTCATTATAACAGTCACTAAATCTTCCAAACTCACTTTGAAAAATAAGATCAAATTCGCCCAAAGCACCCCATCTATTTTTGACAACCTTAGTCTTTACAATTCTTGGTTCTTGATCCATTTTTGCAGTATGTAATGCAATGACCATGTCAGCATCTTCACCAATACCACCAGAACCTTTTAAATCCTCAAGAGTAGGCTCTTTGTTGTCATTTCTTTTTATCTGCGAAAGAGCAATTACCGCAACATCATATTTCTTAGCCATGGACTTTAAAGCTGTTGTATTTTTCTTTATTAGATCTGCCATGTTCTTATTTTTTGAATCTTCAACCTCCATGATTTGGACATAATCTAATACAACCAAATCAACAGGAGTCTGCGCTAATTGCTTTTTAAGAATAGTGTGAATTGTATCCGCGCCAATCTTATCAGTGCCGTTGATGTAAAGTTTATATTCATTAATAGTTAATTTGGCTTTTTCCGTTGCCTCTGTCTCAAAATGACTCAACTTGAAGTCTTTTTGATATTTCCAAGAAGGCACAGAAGAATAAATACTTAATGCTTTAAAATAAATTTCTTGTTCGTCCATTTCCATGGAAAAAAACAAACAACTAAAATTATTTTTAGCAGCTGTAAGCAACATCTGTAAGCATAAACTTGTTTTTCCTGCTCCTGCGGAAGCGGCAAAAACATAAAGCCTTTTTGAGTAAAAACCACCATTTAGCTTTAAATCGAGTTCTTTTAAGTTTGTAGGGATTATTTTTGGCTTAATGCCTAGTTGTCTATTTTTTTCAATCATACTGCCAACATCGCTAAGTTTGACCGTTTTTTTTACATCTTGCTCAATATCAAGACCAGAAATTTTATTAGTTAGATCAGAAATTAAAAAACCTACTTTTCCAGTAACAATTTTTTCGATTGTTTCTTGGCAAAGAGTCCTTACCTGTCTTTTTGTCCACAACTCTACAATAATTTTAGCATATTCTCTTGGTGAAACCATAGAATAGGGTATTCTAGTAATATTTTGCACATATTCTTTCTGTTCGGAAGTCTTAGCAAAGTTTAAAGCAGTTGCGCAATCAATCGCTGATTCGTTGTGAGTTTTGAGAATAAAACTAAAAAATTCTTGGTGAAATTCTTCGCAAAAGTGGTGTGGCTTAAGAATATCAGCCACAGAATCAATTAAGGCATTATTCCTGATTATGGCGTTAAAAACTCCCCTTTCCGCTTCTATGTTAATTAATTCTAGCATTAGTAAGTTACCTCCAAAGTTTTGTTTGGATATTTGCTGAGAATTTCAGCTTTTATCTTTCCTCTGACATCTTCTGGCAGTTGGATTGCTAAGTTTTTATGGTCAATATCAATGCAACGAAGCAACACTTTGTCGTAAGAGGTATCAACTGATTTGAACAGAAAATTGCCAGCAATTGAATTTAATTTTTCAGATAAGCTGTTTGGCTTTACCGAGGCTTCTGAATACTCATCATTCCAACATTCTTTGTTTAACCAAGTTTCGGGTAATTTCCAAAACTTTTTGTCAGTACTTCTAGCTTTGACATAGCTTTGTAAGCCCATCATTATTTTTTCAAAAGGATCTTTTTTTAAAGCTAACTCAAATTTTTTCTCGCAATCTTTTCTTCCCTCTTTTTTGTCATACAATTTCCAAAATTCTTCGAATTGATTTTTTAGATTTAGATTATGATTTAGATTAGGATTTAGATTCTTATTAGCTTCGACTTTGCTTTCCTTTTGCTTCGGTTTTGCTTCGGTTTTGCTTTTAGTCTTCTCCTTACAACCATTCTCAAACCGCTTTCTGTTTGCATCGAGCTGTGGTCGGATTAGTGTAAAAATTGATGCAGAAATGCCTGTTAAATTCGGTTCGATTCCGTCAAAAGAGTAGAAAAAAATCGCATCATAAATTTCGGTCTTTTTTTCGTTTTCGAGGTTTTTTATTGCATCAAAAAATGATTTATAAAAGATAAAACTTTCTCTAATTTTTGTTGTATTTGTCATTTTCCTGATTTTCCTGAATTAATTGTTGAACATCTAAATAAAAATAGTTCCAGTATTTTTCAACTGCGTCTAAAACAATTTGGGGAGTATTAACAGACTTCAACTGTTCCATTAACCGACCAAGCTGCCGAGACTTTATTTTTTTTAAATTTTCCTGTATTTCCTCTTTATCCTGCATTTTACTTACCTTTTATAAAGGAGTAGCCCTAAACGAGCTACTCCCCAACTTATGAAAACTAACTTTAGTTGTAAAGTTAGTTGCTTCAATTTAATACGCGATTTTTTAATTGAAACTAAAACTTTCAGCTTTCTTTAAAACCTTTTGTTCTAACTCTTCTAAGTTCTCACCGGCTACTTTAAGTCTTAAAATATCTTTCCATTTCTTTAATTCTTGACGATAAAATTTTAAGTGTTTAGCAATTTCTGTTTCTGGTAATTTTGCATTGTTAATCATTTCAAGCTGAACTGAAAACTTACCATATTCTAACATTTTTTCTTTATCCATTTGCCTCCTTTTTCTTGCAATCAGCAAGAAGTTTATTAATATTGTTTAACATAAAAGAGTATGCTTTGGCTCTTTCTGGCAACTCTTTCAACTCCCTTTTGTTTAGTACGACTCCACTTAGTTGCAATCTTGATACTTTTCTTAAGATTTTCATAAAACTCCTTTGCTTTGTTAGTCCTTTCAAATTTCTCAAAAGGAAATAAAATTGTTTCAATTGAATTCTTCATTTTCTAAAAAATTGATTAGTGTTGCAAATATAGTTTTAACTGCTGCTTCTTAAAAGTTAAAAGTTTTTTAACAAAAATCTATAAAAGAAAAAAAGCGTATCAAAAAAGAGCATATAATGTTGATGACTTTGTTAATAAAATGTTAATAACTTTAATAAATAAAAAAATATTTAACATTTACTTGACATTTAGTTTTACATGATTAATGTAATGAATTCTTGCTGTTCTCTAATAACTATTAAAACTTATGACTAAAGAACTTAAACAAATACAAGAAGAGAATCGTAAATTGATATTAGAGGCAATTCATGGTTGTGGTTATAAAGAAGCTTTAAAAAAAGAATTAGAAATAGGTTGTTTAATTTCAAGATATTCGCTTGGGATATGGGGACATTTGGCTAATAAAATATTTTATAGACTTGATAGTTTTACAAAATCTGAAAAAATCTATAATAAAAATTTAGTTTTTTCTTATATTGGTTTTCAAAAACCTTATTGGGGCTATGTAAGTGAGGAATTGCCAGAGCGATTTGTTATAAAAGAAGAAGATTTAATAAATGAATCAAGGGAAAAATATAATTGTCGCACTAAAATTATCGGTAAACCAATCACTTTATCAAAAGTTCTTTTAACCTTAAAAAATAAAGTTTTCGGAAATATAGATTCATTCGGAAAATATCATAAAATGCTTTTCCAAAACGATAAATTACTTTTTGTTCATAGTGAAGGAGAGTTTTATTGGGACTTAACCCAAGAAACTTTAGAGAATCAGTCAGAAAAAACCCAAACAACAATTAACAACTTATTAACAACTTAAACTTATGAAAATAAAACCAATAAAAACAATTACAGAGAATGAATATCAATTTTACGCAAAAACAATTGAACAACTTCTTAATATTAGACTCGCACTTTATTTGCATGAACCTTCAAGAATTGGCATAAACATCACTGACATTATAGCAAGTGTCAGCGTCCAGAATCGTGTTAATATTTCTGTTTCTGCAAGAGTAAATAATGAAAAATTTTATTTTAATCCAATACCAAACAAACAAGAGCATCTCATTAGTTATGAAATAGCGGAACTCAAGGATCAAAAAAGTATTGATTTAATAATCTCTGATCTTTGTGAGAAAGTGCAAGATGGAGTCTATTTTATTCATAAAACTCAAGCTGATAGGAAGAAGAAAGAAGAGTCTGAAAATAAAGAAAAAGAAAGGGTGCATTCATTGTTGTTTAATGCAAAAAAAGCAAAAGTAGAAATGATTGTCGATTTATTAAGCGAATCTAGCTTTGAAGAATTGGACGCTGCTGAAGATTTACTAATTAAAATTAAAGAAAGCAAAATTCCAATAAGCAGCATTGAAGTATTATTAAAATTAATTAATAAATCAAAATAATGAAAAAGATAGTTGTTTCAGGAATTCAGCCAACAGGCAATTTGCACTTAGGAAGTTATCTTGGTGCAATTAAGCAATGGAAAGAATTGCAGGAAAATCCTGATTATGAATGTAGATTTATGATTGCTGATTTACACGCAATGACAACTAAGTCAACCATTCCAAATGATAGCGAAATTAACATAGAAGCTTACAATACTTTTAGGCAATTGGCTAACTTTGGGATAGATTATAAAAATCTATTTTACCAATCGCTAGATGTAAGTATTATAAGAATGTATTGGAAACTTGCCTGCAATTCTTCCGTTGGGCAGCTTAAGCGAATGACGCAATTTAAAGAAAAAGCTGACAAGAATAATCAAAACTTAGGTTTATTTTCTTATCCCGTTTTAATGGCTGCTGACATCTTAGCTTTAGAGGCTGACCTAGTACCAGTTGGTGAAGACCAAAAACAACATTTAGAACTTGCAAGAGACTTGGCAAAGAAACTTGGTTTAAAAGTGCCAGAGCCTCTTATTTCTAAAAACTGTGGAAGAATTATGTCTTTAACCGACCCAACCAAGAAAATGAGTAAATCTGATCCTAATGACAATTCCCGCATTAATTTAAACGATGATGCAGAAACGATTAAAAAGAAGATTAAAAAGGCAGTGACAACGCCAGAAGGTAAATTAAATTTACAAATTATTTATAAAGGTTGTGGTGGTAAAGAAAACTTGCTAGAAATGCTTAATGAAAACGCTGCAACAGCTAAGCAAATTATTGCAAAGCAAATTATTAACGAATTAAATAAAGGAGAATAAATGCAAAAAACTTACATAAATTATTACTTAAATAATATAAATAATCTTGTTAGTTGGGGTTATAAGAAAAGTAATTTGGAAGATTCTAAAGAAGAATTTACTAGCCATGACAGAGGCGATCGATATCTATTCACTGTAGAAATAAACGAGAACGGGGAACCAAGAACTTTTAAGCACGAGTTACCTAAAGAGCCAGTCAAGAGTTTTATTAATTTTTTTAAAAGCGGTAACGGATGCATTATTGCGGGGAGCTCCTTCTCTAGCCTTAAAGCAGCCCGAGCAAATGCAGGAAAAGCATTCACTAAATGCTTTGACGAAACAGGAAAAGAGTATCTAATTGAAGGGGGGAATGTTTGGGGGTGTCGCCCGCATCTTCTCTTGTTAAGGAAATAAAATCTTTAAACAAAAAAGTAGAAGAAGTCTTAAATAAAATTAAGGAGGAATAAATGAGAACAATTAAATTTAGAGCTTGGATAAAACAAAGGAATGAAATGACCTATGATTCTACTGATGACCAAGATTCAATTCTAGTTGATTCACTTAATGCTATAAATGGGTCGTTAGAATCAGACAGGTATGATTTTATGCAATTTACAGGGTTGCTCGACAAGAATGGAAAAGAGATATACGAAGGTGATATTGTTAAGTATTTTGATTATAAATATGATGTTAAATTTCACGCTGGAATGTTTGGAATTATCTTTAAGGATGATTTTGATCCTATCTCCCATTTTTATTTAGATTCTAATTTAGTAAAATTAAATCTCGAAGTAATTGGCAACATTTACGAAAATAAAAACTTACTTGAACGAGAAGATGGCTGAGTGGTCAAAAGCGACAGACTGTAAATCTGTTACCGAAAGGTTACGCAGGTTCGAATCCTGCTCTTCTCACCAATTTAATTAAACTATGACCCCAGAACAATTTAAACAAGCAAGACTGAAACTAGGATTAACTCAAAAGAAATTAGCCGATAAGCTTAAATTAAGTAGAGTCACGATTAGCTATTATGAGACTGGAGCAGTTAGAATAATGCCAAAAAATCTTAGTAAAGTTCTTAAACTTTTAAGAGAGTTCCATGAAGAAAGAGCGAAAAAAGAGGAAGAATTCAGATATTTACTTAAAAATTAATTTTTCGTCTTACTTCGAGACAGAAAACCTTGCGAAGTCTTTATAATACTGGATAGAGTTTTTTGTCAATATTAAGCTTTTTTACTACCATTTTAATAAATATTTAACATTTACTTGACATCTTATTTTACATCATTACTATTTTTTCAGAAATTGAGTCTATCAAATTTCTTGGTAAAAATATAAATTAAAAAGGTAAATAATATGGAAAATACAAATTTACAAAAATCTTTAAATTTTAATGATACAGAAATGAAAGATTGGATTTCTGGTATTTGTAGAATCTTGGTCGAAGAATTTAAAAGTAAACTAGCAAAAGACGAAATTTATTTTCAAGAAGCTGTTAAACAATCGGTTATTTTATACACATCTCGTCAACAAAATATGGCTTCGCAGTTACTTCAAGGACCTTCAACAGGCGGCGGGATATCATATAAAATTAATATTCTTTCAGACTTACTCGTAGATAAAATTTATGATTCTTTAAAGAAAAATTGAATTAACTGATTTTTCTTTACATATATTCATCAACATGTAAAGAAAAAGCCATTTTCTTTACATGTATCTGGGAATTGATTTATAATAATTACGCCGCAGGAATCCTTCGGGAGTTTACCATCTCTTCAATGAGAGCTGCGGCACCAACAACTAAACAAAAAACTTATGAAAAAAGACGAAAAAATAATGCTACAGCACGCAATAAGTGGAAAATTTGGATTTGGAAATGGTATTGATATTTCTGAGGGTTTAACAAAGCCTCAAGAAATGATTATTAATCATGATAAAAAAGAGATTATTATTAAATCTTATGATGGGGCTTTTGATTTAAAAGGTTTGGAAAAATATAAAGATTATCTACTACTATTTGTTTTAGATGATGTTGCTATTTTGAATTGCAAAGTTGAGGAGGTTTTTAATGATTAAATTTACTATTGATTTTCTCACTCATTCGCAAGATGCGGTAAATTATAAATGGCTATTTGACGCAATCGCGCCAGAATTTGCCAAACCTTTTAAATTTGATAGAAAGCGTTTTTTTGAGCTAAGCAATATTAATCCTTCTGAAAAATATTTTTATTTTAATGAAATATCTGCGGCAAGTATGGGTTATTTAGCCAAACAAGTGGGTAACGATATTTTGCTTGGTTTTGAGTTTAGTTCGCAAACAAAAAGACTTTTGGAGAAGTTAGATATTACTTATATTAATTTTTGGCATCACCCTGTAAAATTCCTTGATGATTTGCCATTGGCTTTTGAGAGTAATTGCCCAAAAATCCGCGAGAATTTAAAAAAGTTTTCGATAAGCGAAGATAAACTCAAGTTTTATGCAAAATATTTAAAGAACAAAATAAAAAATTCTAAAGATTTTAGAAAAATAGAAATTCCAGCTAATTCTTTACTTCTGGTAGGTCAAAGCGAAAATGACCAATCTTTGATGAAAAGTGGGAAAATGCTTAGCTTTAATGATTTTCAAGAACAGATTGATAATTTTCAAGGCAACATTATTTACGCTCCGCATCCGCAAAATCTGAATAAAAAAAGAACAAAAATTCACATCAAAAATAAGCCAAATCTTGTAAAGTTTTTAGATAAAAATAAAGAAAGATTAACAATCTCTTTTGAGTCTACTTATTTGTTAATGGCTTCTGATAATATTAAAGAGGTTTGGGCAATCTCTTCAAGTATCATAAGAGAAGCTAAATTGTTTGGTAAAGACGCTAAATATCTTTATCAACCACTTTTTGACGATTCAATCTGTATAATGACAGATTTCCTTTATCCGCATTTTTGGAATAAAATTTTTGATCTTCAAGAAATTGAAGAGGTTAAATTTGATGATATTAAGAATCGATTAAGACTTATTACAAGAGATTGTAATTTGTTTTGGGGAATGTCAGAGATTGACGAAGTAGGAATCGCTTTAAGTAATTTTAGCAAAATAAAGAAAAGTTTATTAAATAAAATATTTAGAATTTTATGATAGAATTTACGCAAGAAAGTATTGACCAAGCCATTAAAACATTTGAAGAAGCCGAAACACAAGAAGAAGGTTTGGAAAAAATGTTTGATGAGCTTGAAATTGAAGAGCAAAGCGATGCAAAGACAGATAACACAAAAAAACCTAATAACAATTAAACTTTTAACTTATGAGAAAATTTATATTGATTTTAACAACAGCTTTATTATTATCAACAGGCGCAAAAGCGCAATCCGTGAATTGCGGATTTCAGCCATTTAAACCAATGAACTGTATAAAAGGGCAAGCAATTTGTTCTTGCGATTTTAATGGGAATTGTAGTTGGCAACTTACAGGTTGTTAATAATTATCACAAAACAAACCCAAACTTAAAAAAGGTTTTAGAAAAATGATGATTAAAATGGTAAAAAATATTCAGGAGATTATGATTATATTTTGGTCAAAAAGAAGGAGATTATTAATGTCTTGGCAGAAAGCGGCAGATGGATGGCAAAAAGCAGCCAAATTATGGGAAAGTGCTTTTATGGCAGAACGCGTTTTAGGAGAGGAATATAAAAAACGTTACAAGGAATACGAACAAAAGTATTGGGAACTAAAGGAAAGTAAGGAGATTTTTATGTTTTATGAGTTCAATAATAAAAGAAAAACTGTTTTTGATTTAAACCATGTGAAAGGAATTACCTTCGATTCAAGTGATTTAGAAGTTGAAGATATAAATACAGAATGTCTCTGGATACTGACACTGTTTGTAAATGACAAAGAAGTAAGTTTGTATTATGATAATGGGATGGAAAATATAGAATCATGTAAAGAAGAATTTATTAAGTGCAAAACAGACTACGAATTTGTAAAGAATTATCTATTAAGTAAATAGGTTGCACATTATGGGTCAGGGAGTGAATAATAACAATGAATAATCACTGCGACTGGATAAGTATAGATAAAGCTTATGAAATAATTGATGAGCTAAAATTAAATAAGAAACAGTTTGCTTTATTTTCTGGATTATCTCCAAAAAGTTCAAATCAATTTGGAAATTGGGAGAAAAAAGGTAGAATGCCTGCAATTCGTTTTGCAGCTGTAGAAAATGCTTTGAGAAAAGCAGAAGAGAATAGACATATTGAAGCAATTAAAAAGATTAATAAATTATTTGAGTATGTATAAAGTAATCTGGGAAGAATATGGTAAATTTGATATTTTTGACAAAGTTATTAAGAAAATAGCTATTGGGAAAGGTTACTTTGAAGCGGAAGCAAATTTTAACAACGAAAAAGAATTTGTTAAATTTCTAAATTTTCAAATAAAGAGAAGGAATGATGTTTTTAGTAATGAGATTATTATAAAAGAAATAAAGATGAAAGAATTTATACAAGGCACAGATCTGAAAATAACTGATCTTCAAGATATAACAAAGTGCAAACGAATGACAGTTAGCGGCGTTGATCAAAATGGCAACCAGATCACTGAAACAGTAGAATATAACGAAGATCTAACTCCAACGCCTTTGATTACATCAATTGAAATTTCGAATGAAAAAGAAAGTTAAATCTACAGAAACATTAGCAGCTTTAAAAACAGTTAATCTTAGCTACTGCTTGCAAGTAGATACTTTAACAAAGAAGAATATTGAATATAGAAAAGAGTTAAAAGATAAGGCTCAATCAATATTAGACTTAGAAACGAAAATTTATGATTTGCAAGAAGATTTGAGAAAGTCTGAATCAGTCAGCGTAGAACAAGAGAAGAGCCAAAAAATAATAACTAGACAGGAAGTTATTATTGCAGAATTAAAAAATATTAAGCTCAATTTAATTAATCAAGTAGGATTTTTAGAAAGAGCAAACTCAAAACTGACTGATGAGAACAATTCATTAAGGAAGCACAATATAATAGAAGATTGTACAATAACAACACTTCAAAGTAATTTGGCAGAGGCTGAGGATGTGAAGACAAGAGCATTAGAAAAAATGAGAGCTGCAGTATTCGAAGCAGAAGAGCTTAAAACTACAATCTATTATTTGAAAAATAAATTGAAGAAAAAACCGCTATATGAAGAATAAAAAAACAGTCAAAGCTAAAAATCTCGAAGAACAAAAACAAGAGATTGACAAAATCGCAACAAATGCAGTAATGCAATGGAGCGAAGAACAGGCAGTTTCAAGTTTCTTCAAAAAACAGTTAGGTGAAGAATACGAGAAGGAAGGAATCAGCACAGCGCAGAAGTTATTTAAAGCTTCAGTAACTAAGGCAATTTTAGAAGAAAAGCCAGAATGGACAGCGATGATATTTAGTAATGCGGCAAAAGGTGAAGAAAAAGCAGCACAAACAAATGTGCAGGTAAATATTGGTAATTTTCTTGATAATTTAAAGGAATAATGCAAAAAACTGGAGCCTTGATTTTATTGGTCAAAATGCTATTCGTCCACCGCACCAATAGAAAATAAAATGGAACTAAATCAAGAACAAAAAGACAAAGCAAAACGGCTTCTCACAGACTTACCTTTCTTTGCTAAAAACTGTCTGAAAATCAGAACAAAAGACGCAGGCATTCAAAACTTCGCAATCAACAAAGCTCAAATATATATACACGAGCAGCTTGAAAAGCAAAAGCGAGAGACTGGCAGGGTTCGTGCAGTAATCGTAAAAGGCAGACAACAGGGATGCTGTTATTCACCTACCATGAGAGTGCTTACCGCTAATTATCAATGGAAAAAACTAAAAGCTATTGAGGTTGGAACTAGATTAATAGCAACAGATGAGAATGTGGGCAATACTAATAAGGCTGGCAGAAGGACAGAAAGAAGATTAAGAACTGCGACAGTTGAAGCAATAGCTTATTTAGAGAAGGAAGTCTTTGAGGTGAAGATGGATAATGGAGTTGTTCTCGAAGTTACTGGAGAGCATCGTCATTTATGCAGACAAAGGGGAGGAGATGAAGCTAGATGGCGAGAAGTTAAAGATATGAAGATTGGTGATTACATTAGAGCAGTTACTCAACCACCAGTTGAAAGAGAGCAAGATTTTGAAGATGGATGGTTTGCTGGTTTGTTGGATGGAGAGGGAACATTCGCAGCTAGTCCACAGGTAAGAATAGGATTAAGTCAAGTTGAGGGCGATGTTTTAAAAAGGGCAAGACGATATTTACAGGATAATGATATTCATTATTATGAATTAACAGATAAAAGAAAGTCTGGGTCATCAAAATTAGGTAATAAGGAAGTTCATTGCCTGCGTGTAGATAGATTGACAGATGTGATGAAGTTAATGACTTTAACTCGACCATCAAGATTTATTAAGCGTGAGATATTTAATGGTAAGAAAATGCCAAAATCTTGTGAAGGATTTAATGCTTGGTCAAAAGTCATTTCTATTAAATCATTAGGAATCCAAGAGGTTATTGATTTACAAACCAGTGAGAAAACTTTTATATGTGAAGGCTTAGTATCTCATAACTCAACATACATTGCCGCACGCTTCTATCATCAAGTAATCACTCGCAAAGGTTGTAAAGCTTTCATTCTTGGTCATCGCGAAGACGCAACAAACAACTTATATCAATTAGTTCTGCGTTATCAAGAGATGATGCCAGACTTTCTTAAGCCCAAAACTACAGTATCAAATGCTAAATCGCTTGCGTTTGGTGAGTTGCAATCAGGTTATAGTTTGGGGACGAGTGGAGGTGGAACAGTTGGAAGATCGGACACAATCCAATTGCTTCACATGTCAGAAGCGGCTTATTACGAGAATACGGAAGAGTTAAGCTCTGGCGTGATGCAAACAGTATTGGACGGAGACAACACAGAAATTATTTTGGAATCAACAGCAAATGGAATGGGTAATTTCTTCCACAAAATGGCAATGGGAGCTATTGCGGGAAAGAATGGCTATGAATTGATATTTGTGCCGTGGTTCTGGCAATCGGAATATGTGGGAAAAGGTCAATTAGATTTGAGCGAAGATGACGAAGTTTATCAGCAATTGCACAATCTAACAGATGCGCAGATGATTTGGAGACAACAAAAGATTGGCTCAATGGACGGAGGAGTTGGACAATTCAAACGAGAATATCCTGCAACTATTCAAGAAGCGTTTGAGAATTCTGGTGAAGATAAACTAATCCCAACGAGTGCCGTAATGAACGCAAGACTCGCCAAACTTGAAATAGATTATCACGCGCCTTTATTAATTGGCGTTGATCCTGCGCACGAGGGAAAAGATAGAACGGTTATAATGTATCGCAGAGGTAGAACCCAATTTAAGTCTGAAGTTTATTCGAAATGGAATACTGGACAGATTGTCGGTCGAATTGTTCAGATCATTAAAGCAGAAAGACCCGCGAAAGTATTTATTGATAAAGGTTATAATCCCGGTATTTATGACAGATTAGTTGAGTTGGGCTTTAGTGAGGTGATAATGGGCATTCACTTTGGACAAACGGCAGACAATCCGAACAAGTACTACAATAAAAGAGCTGAGATGTGGGATAGAGTTAAGCAATGGTTAATTGATGCGCCTGTCTCAATTGAGAACATAGACGATCTACAAGCCGAACTTTGCGCAGTTGGAAGGAAACCGCCAGATTCTAAGGGGCGTTTATTACAAGAAAAGAAAGAGGATATTAAGAAGTTAATTGGAGTGT